GCACAAAACTACTCAGACCACTATCGGGAGGGGGGGTTACTACAATTTTATCGCCATCCCTTCTCGAAGGTGTTAAGCCTAAAAGCAGAACGGGGTCTTCACTTGAGTTAGTCGGTTCTTCGGTAACGGTCATACCGACGCAGTTACCTTCCGCACTTAAAAAGTGTTCATAATTAGTACCCGTAGGCTCGAAATCAACGGATACATTCAATGAATTTACGCTCGTTATATCTATAGGATCTCCCGGGGGTGGGTCTTTTTTTGTAGGAGCTCCGAAATAAAAAGTATCTTTGGTTGTGTCATCGGGATCAGCCGAACCTACCCATGTTGCATCGAACATTTTAATAGGAGTCGGGTCGCCCAATGGGTTACCGTCGGCGTCATACCCCTCCCTCGTAATATCAAGCGTGTTAGAGTATATAGGTTTCGGATCACCTGGGGTTTCCGGGGTTATTACTGTATGGGATGCGCAAAAATTGATCGGATTACCATTATTACTCGGGTATTTACCTTCTCCCGATAAATCTGTAGCAACAGAAACGCAAGTTGTACAGAATTCAGCCTCATTAATAAGTTTGTCATTCTCAATACCCGTATATTTATCATCAAGTTTAAGAGGTGTACCTGGTTCGCTCCCTCCAGATGCAACACCGGTAACATCTACGGTGGTAACCTTTTCAGTACCCGGGTTCCAAACGGCATCAAATATAGTAAATGTTTTATTACTAGTATTAGCTTTATATGTGAGATTAAACTTAGTTAAAGCGGAGGTTGTTTCAGAACCCGTTGTTACTGTTAATACGGTGGCTTGTAGTAGGTCATCTGACCCATCGCTTGAGCCTGGGTATACTTCAGTCCAGATAACTATTTCATGTAGTACACCATTCTCTACTTCATTACTTAAAGCCGCGGGCGGTTTTAGCTTATCTTCCGACTGAAAACCAAGCCCCTGAACTTTGTCGACTTTAGCCACATAGCCGTAATAATTACAGGGGTTAGCGTTTATGACCATTAAGTCACCGTGCGATATTTCTTTATCCTGGTGGTCTTTATGCTCTTTAATTACTTTAAGAAAAACCGTGTGTGCTTCTTTTCGGTCTTTTGGGTTTTCAAGACTGTACGCACTGACATCAACAAAATGGACAATCATTTGACGATCCCCCGTTTCGTTTTCGAAAACCGTGAAATTACTTTCTGATTCTTCGGGTGGGGTTAAGTCTATCTCTAGGCCTTCAATCCGCTCTTCTAGCTCCCTAAGAGCTTGTTGCAATTCTTCACTTGTCATTAGGAGTAAGTTACTTCGACCTTCCAAATCTTAGTTTTATTATGAAAAAAGATCGGGGTTATTTTAAAGCTCGCGGGTGTAGCTGTTACGCCCGTATTCCAATTTGTGGAGTCCCAGCTAATATGACCGGCAGCTAATTGAATAGGTTCTCCTTGGAAGCATGGGCAATCTCCCGCATACATGTCTATGGGCTTTACCCAGTGAAACCTCCACATTCTTTTGGAATTACCACTATGCCCTTCATCTAGCCAATCAGGGCCGCGCTTACCGTAAGAAGCTACCTGTTCATAACCACCACTTCCGCCAGCTACTTTATCTCCCGTAGGCCAAGACATTCGAGTACCTGTTGATCCCGAATTAGTCCCAGTATTATCCGTACCACCTCCACCACCACCTTGACCACCTCCGGCTAAGTTTTTATACATAGCCGCATTTTTAAATGATTGTCTAAAAGTAGCAGTCGCCTTAGTGCCGTCATTTCCAATTATTTTAACATCAAGAGATACCGATCCCGAATTCTTTTGGTAACCACCGCTTTGGACGGGTAGTTGCTCGGAAACCGTGAAATAGGTCAATACCGCCGCCGTACCCCCTGATACGGAAGTGGTTTTATATGTCTTCAGCCCTAAGTGGTCAAAAGATACTATTGTAGGTGTCGACACCGATTTTTCCGCAGTTGAAGCAAGCCTCCAATAAGGGCAAACGGGGCCAGCCCACGAGACTGTCCATAAATCAACTCCGGGATTGCTTGTGTCAACAGAGCATGAACCTCGAACCCAATATAGGTTTTCAACCGTTACAGTTGACTGCCCAGGTTGAGCCGGTGGTTTGTTTTCTAATACACCGAGATCTTCGATAAAATTAGTTTCTCTTGTAGCATTTTGCAACGAGTATAAAACATCAGCGTCATCGGTTTGAGCATAGACCGACGGTATATTCGCTTTGATTGGTTTTATAGTTGATTGGGAAAGCGTTACCGTCGAGCCGATGTCCAGCGTACCGATGCTATTTGTATATGGATCCGATGGGTCGTAGGTTGATGCGTCATCGACTGAAAAACCTGTTTGTCTCGGATCGGCTAAAATTACAAATTCGTCACCTTCATCAAATGTTTGTTTTTCATCTAACAAGGCTACACCTTCCGTTGGCTCGAATGATTGCTCCCCTAATTTCCACGGAGCAGATCCCGTTAGTTCTAACTCAACTTGACCGTTGGAGTTGCTTAAAACTCTTACGGTTCTGGGGAAACAAACTCTGGTATTAGGGTTATCTGATGATAGTTGTTGAGAAGAAGGTATTGTCCCCGCTTCATTACCATCTACATAGGTTACTTCTTTAGGTTCCGTATCTACCACAATTTTAGGAAGCATATCCCAGCAGTCGGATTCGTCAGGTGAGTTTTGTCCAGTTTTAGGATGAATACTCCAAGAATTCGTATCGTAACCTAATTCGGGAGTCCCTAATTGAGAGAGTATATGATTACTGTTCTTAAGAACTACATATTTTCTAGTTAGTTTTTTTAACTGAACTGTTTCACTAGATTGCTGCGAGTACCAAGTATTTCTGAGCTGCGCGTATTGCCTGGTCAATGTTGCTTTATCAACAGTAGTACCTGGATCCACCGTTTGATTTATTAAATAGTGGTCTGGAAATTCTTCATCAGGTTCTCCATACTCTCTAAACAGAGCTACTCCATCTTGACTACCGTCTAACCCTATTTTACTAGCTTTGGGGCCTTCTACGGCGTACTTACGGGTTAGTTTTTGAAACCCTATTGAGGAATCTTTTTCTATTTTAGCTCGACCGATTTGTCTAATTCGTAAATCGTTTGGCATATTACCACCCTCCTCGTCTTACAATTCTTATCGTTCTTTGTTTTTGAGGTGAGGAGAAGTGTTTTAGTTTTCTCCTAGCTTCCCTAGCCGACTGTACTATTAATTCTTTATTGTCCCCGTTATACCGAGGATCTGTTAATAATTTATACTGAGCTATCGGAAGTAGGATATCCCAAATCGCATCACCGGGTAGCCTTGGGCTATCTCCTTCATTTAATAAAGCGGGCATAATATTAGCCACTATCTCTACGGTGTATGTTCTGTCGGGTATTGGGTATAAAACTAATCTCGGTACTACTATAAAGTTATCAGACCCTTCATCCGTTTGATCTATATAGTACCATATAGGTCTATCTTTTTCGGGGTCATCCATATCAATCGATGGAAAACTTCCCTGATAACCGCCCACGGGTCTGAAATCTCCAGCATAATGACTTCTTGCGGTGATCTCGTCATTCCTTGCATTCATAGGCGATAACGGCCCATGCCCTGCTAATACAGGTACTTTTTCAATATCGATTACATCTTTAGGCAGTCTTACAGACTGTTGGTCTTCTAAAAAAGACATGGACATTTTTCGAGAAGCCCACCTTGGCCTCTGGCCGTCGATCGGTGCATAACATTCTCTGTACGCTTGATTAGCAACTATTTTAATTCTTTCCCGATCTATTTTTGGTAGATCTTCCCACTGGTCTGCACCTAACATACTCGCGATTTGATCAAGTATGTCGTCAAACATAATTAAAGCTTCGGCTGTTATGTTAGTTGGAGCACCTGAGTATTTTGGTGATAAGAAGGTATTTAAATTAGATACTTTTGATTCTTCTTTTGGACTAGTTATTATACTGTCTATGACCACAGGCTCTTCGGGTGGGAAGACTATTCTAAAATCAGTAGGAGCTTCTTGGGCACTTGGCTGGCTTGTTGTTTTTAATTCGGTTACTGAGTCTATTGAATTCGATACAACTTCGATTGAAGTTGGTGCTTCGCCCGCACCTGGTGGGGGCGGATTCCAAACATCTGTAAAGTCATCAAGCCCAACCGACATGGGGGAAAGACCTGTGCCTGCTACCCCGCTTTCGTAGTAAAATTCAAGCTCGGTACCATCGTTATTAACCAGCCAATTATCCTTAAGATCCGGCGGGTGTGTATTCGGATCATGCGCCACTTGCCTAATCTTAATCGGAGCGGACTCGTCCCAATTTGCAACAAAAGAACCGTTTTCACCGTACGGGCCTTGCGAAATCGATGTAATAGCGGGTTCCCATGTAGATGTGTCAAAAACCGTTTGGTCTTCTTTTAACCTAAATGCAATTTGTACATCCATGTATTGGAACGAATTTACATTAAAATACGGGATTTTATTGTATGGATTCCAAGGGTAGTTTTGTAAACCTTGAAGCCATATTGAAAATGTCCAATGCTTTTCTACAAACCTACAATACCAATCTGATTTACCGAGGCGAGGGTTAATAGTATCATCGATATTGTTTAACCAAGGAGCTGGGTTTAGTGGGTTGTACCATTGGCGTTTAGCGGAGATGTTGTATGCACCGACATATGTGGAATATGATACGCTAGAATGCTTACTAAAATGCTCTGTGACTGGCGTCCCCCCACTTCCTGGGAAAATTGATGGCCACCATTCGGGGTGATGGTTTTTTGCGTTTACTATGAGACTACTACCCAACTGATAGTTTCCAAATACCATACCAGGCATATGTGGTAAGTATAGAAACGGGGAATCAATTACTGCATATGAGGATAGCGTGCCTTGAAATATTTCACCCTTCGTAGTATCTAAATTAGCCATGGTTAGACTACCCTAACCTTTTTAATCTTCCTCAACCACCGCTTGTAATTCGGGAGCACGATCCATTTTTTCAACCTTAGCTTTTTGTTTCTTTTTAGGAGCGGGTTTTTCTTTTACAAAGTGGTGATCGGCTTCTGGCTCTTTTTTCTCATCCATAAGTACTGAAAAGAACATTCTTTTATAAAGCCTACCTTGAGTGCGGAATATGTCGTCGGCTTCTCGTTGGTCTTTTGGCTCATAAGCGTAATGCCTACTTTCCTTATCCCAGTTAAAAACATACTGAAGACGGCTCATTCCTTTTACTCTTATTACGGGAGTAGTTCCCATTTGGTCTCTTTTTCCAATTATTATAATTTTCATAGTTTTATATAAAAAACCTCTCCCCCGCTACGCAGAGGAGAGGCTGTGGTTAGGATTGCAAGAATATGGTGGATATTCTCAAAAGCTTAATAGCTAAATCCGGGGATTTGACGAACCGCTTCGACAAGCTGAACACCTGGAATTCTTCCGTTGGTGTCTTGATAAGCAGCCATTCCGTAAACGGACTGAATACCTACAGCTGACAAGTGTGCTTCGTTGCCGGAGTTGGCGAAGTCGTCATAATGGAAGATCTGCTCGTTCGATACTGCACCTTTAGCGTAGTATAATGCACTCTTACCCATTGCCAATGCATACCCGATCGGAGTACCAGCGGCGTTACACTGATAGATCATTGATCCGGCGGGGAATGCTGTTCCGTTGGAAACTTGGTTTGGCCCTTGACCGCTGCTACTTTTGATGTCTTTGTAAGCAAGAGTTTTAAGAGAAGCTCCGTCGTTAGATCCATAACCGAAGCATGAGTACGATCCGTTAGGTGCTACGATAAGGAAGTACCCAGCTGAGGATACATTGTAGTTTGCTCCGCCTGCGCCAGGAATTCTAGCGTCAAAACCGAGGAAATTAGCAAATGTATCATTACCAAGAGTTAAATCCCCAGCGTTAGCTGGAGAAAAAGACGCGGTTGTCAAAGCTGTTGGAAGCAAAGGAGAACCTTGGCGTCCGTCGGCTGTGTCAATCAACACATTATGGTTAGCAATTACATTACCGTCCCACATTGCGTAGTTACCGCTGTACAACTTGTTAGAACCGCTACGCTCGTCAGCTTGTAAAATAGCTTCGAGGTAGTCAGGGTCTGAACGAAGTGGACGAAGAACTGCGTCTGGTGCAAAGAACAAGTAACCGGGGATTTCAGTCTTGTCATCACCACCAACATTCATTGGCTCACCACCCTGGGCGATCAATGCTTGTTTGGCTTCTTGAATGATGTCAGTACTAAGACCTTCTGTGTATTGAAGATTAGACCCTGCACCATAACCTGAGATAAGGTTAGAAGTAGCGGTGTTTAAGCAAGTGTCACGAAGAACCATTTGAATATGATCCTGCTCAGTGCGCCCTGCCCACTCGGACATAACTTCGGCTGAAAGCTGGTCAATGGTTTTACCTGTGAAACGCATAAGTTTGATAACTTGTGTCCAAGCTACTGCGTGTCTGATAAGATCAACTTCAACACTAAATGTTCCAAATTTGAGCTTACCAGTTGAGTTCTTGAGGATTTCTTCCCCACGAACGCCCTGTCCACGAATTGGAGCAACTGTTGTAAAAGTTACCTTGTCTGATCCGCCTGCGCTAAGATCGCGTTTTTCCACTACTGGAGAACCAGATCCTTCGGATCCGATAAATTTTGAAAATACATTTTTCTCACGAGCGTCACGGGTTACAAGCTCGGACCAGAGTCTGGTGCGCAAGTTTGAATCTCCGAAGATATCTCCTGAGTAATTAGTATTTACATTCATCAAGTCGACATTGCCGGTACCCCCTGGGGAGTTGCCGCCGCCTGCTTGTGCTGCTGCTGCTGATGCTTTATTTGCCATGATAATTAAGAATTAATGTTGTTAGATATTGTTTATCGAAGAAACGACCTTCCATCTGGGGTTCCTAACATTTGATACAGTTGCTCATTTGTTATATCCCCCACATTATTTAAGATCGCTTCCGCCGATTGTGGTTGCTGTACGGGTTGTGCGGCTTGCCCAGTTGTTAAAACTTTTGCTTGGTTGCCCAAGGTTGGTCTAACTTGACGCTGCTCAACTTGTGGAGCCGGTTGAACCGGTTGAGAAAAAGAGCCTTTCCTAGCTGCGAAATCATGTGCGATAATTTCGGGCCACCTAGGTGAGCTAAATACCGCTTGATAGTCGGAATTTTGCTGTGCTTTAGCCACAAAGTGGTCGAATTCTTTCCTGTAAACTGTGGATTTATCCGACAGTTCGGGGTAAGATTCGAAAGCTCTGTCTCTACTCTCCTCCGCTTTACTGCGTTGGGTGTTTTGCTGCGCTTCATAGCGTCGCTCATCCTCCCGCTCCTTCCGGCCTTGTAAGTTTTGAAGTTGAAGTTCCCTTTTCATAATCTCTCTTTGTAAATTGAGAGCTTGAAGGGTGTCTAAATCTTCGGCTGCTTCTTTAACCTTAGTTTCGAGTTCCTGAATTTCGCTATTTAGCTTTCCCGTTTCCGCTTCAAAAGGGTCTTGGACTGGTTCAGCCCGTTGCTCTGGTTGCGGTAATGGTTGATTCGGTTGAGATACTTGACCATATATTATAGAAGACGCATCTGCGAATGTACCTCTAAATCCTTCAGATCTGTAAAGATCTATGACTTGTTGGTCTAACTCGCTTTTTGGCCTAATACGGCGTTTGGCTAGTTTCTCTTCTTCTGTTTCTCCCATTTCGGGGGTAGCAGAAGGAACCTCCTCCAAAGTAGTAACTTCCTCTTGCGCCAGTTCCTGGGATTGCTCCACAGTCTCTTCCGCCATTGGTTCTTGTACCTCTTCGGGTTGCGTTGCTATTGCTTCGCGAAGGTCGTCTGTTGACACATCCGCGATGTTAAGTTCTGATTGGGGGGAATCAACCACCCCGGTTTGTTCTTCCATTCCCGTACAATACTACTGTTATACGGGCTTGAAAACCGGTTGTATTACCTGTTGTAGAACTTCAAACTACCCGGTTTTGCCGGTTTCTTTTTAGGTTTACTTAGCTTACACCTACCTTCTTTTTTACAATCCTCTGGGTAGGGACATCTTGCGCAAGTTTTAAAATCTTTCTTTTTATTTTTCTTCATTTTTATAAAATCTGTAAAGTTTCCAAAGCATGTAGCCACATGTTAAAACACCGGCTATTAACCCGACTAAATCGTTCCACTGGCCTAATGTAAAAGAGAGACCTGTGCCGATCATCCCGATGATTGGTGTGCTGTCGGTCATGATATGGCTTCTAGTATTAGATACACTGCTACAAGTGCCACTGTTGCGAAAATTAGTTTCCCTTTGCATGATAATGTTCCGTAATAGTCTTTGAGTAATTTAAAGTTTTTCATTTGTGATCGGATGGTCTTACCGGTCTTACTGGGAACGGTGCCTTGGTTACGCATTTCTGAACTTCCTTTTGGGCGCTTCTCCTAGCAAGTAGAATAGGAATACAAAGGTAAGCTAGAAGCACGGAACCCGCTACCGTTAGTATATTTTTTATACTCCCGGTAAATTCTTGAAAACCCGACTGTTGAGACTCTAGCCCTTTTTCAACAAGTTTTGAAACATCTCCGTGAGTTAAAGCATTGACCGTTTCTTTGAGGTCTTCATTCTCAGACATCATTTGTGCGGTTTTTCCGCCTGCATATCCGACCCCTGCTCCGATCCCACCTCCAGCGGGTCCTAAAACTGAGCCTGATGCTCCACCAATAACTGCTCCGCCAACGGGATACCATTGGGAAATCGTGCAGGATTGCGTAAGAAGGATCATCGCTATTATGAGCAACACATCTAGGAATAAAGCTACATACCCCCTACTCATAGCAGGGCTGGAATTAGTTTTGTGTTCTTATCAATTATCTCAATCAATGGAGCATTAGTGATATATACTGGTGAGTAATCTATTTGTATGGAGTTGCTTGTACTTGCAATTATTGTAGTTTCATCCAGTCGATACATTCTGCCTCCAGTTAAAACAAGTGGATCAGATTTTTTATTATCTATCTGTAAATTTACTTTAGACTGATCAATAGCGATTTGATTGCCAGCAACCCAATTTATAGCATCGAATAAATGTGCAATTCCATTGCTCGTCATTAACTCAGAATAATACCACGCACCTACTCTCTGAATGTTTGTTGAGTTATTTGAATCACTGATATCCACTTCAATTTTCCCATTAGCTAAATCTAATGAAAATTCATTTACACTACTCCCATCGAGTTCGTATGAATTATATGTTGTAGCATCTACTTGACTGGCACTTACCTCCCATGTTGGAGTCCTACAAGTCGCTAAAATTTCTTGCGGTTCTTTTGCAGTAGTACCACTTTGGTAAGTAATCCTTACCCTTATTGAGTCACCACCAACCATTTCACTTGTTCCAAATCCTTGGGACAAAGCTGTTGCATTTACAATATCATTATAGATCTCTGTGCTAGATGTTAAATTGTAAACTTGCACTCTTGACCCAGACACTAAATTTTTAATCTCATAAGATCCAAATGATCTTGTACCAGATGAATCAATTATAGTTCCAGTGTAGCTTACTCCAGTTAGAGTTACAGATCCACTTGTAGTAATATCCCCAACAAAGCTTGATGCTTTCAGCGTCAGTGTATTACTGCTCAAAGAAAACGCATTTACTGCTGAACTACTTACAACCACATCATAAGATCCTGCATCAATAGTGTTTCCATCCCTTGACACTAATGGTGACACTTCTCCTGCATAATTATCAACGAGATAAGATTTTGCTATGTCGTAAAATTTCTGCGGTGTGTCTATTGAAGCATACGCATCCACAACTGATTTTGTTGCTTCGGATACTACCAGATCTGGTGTCATTTTAACTGTGCTTTGCAAAGTGTCGAGTCCAACTAAATCCTCTGCAAATCCAGTGATAGTTTGGTTGTATGCAATAATAGAGAATGGAATTTCTGAATTTGAATTTGTGCGAGAATCAGTGGTGATGGTCTTATTAATGTAATTAATTACCTCGACCAAAACATCTTCATCTAGATTGCTAGTCTGGTTGACCCCATTGTAAATCTTATCAGATTTATCATCTTGATTTTTTGGCCCTAATGCTCTGTTTCCACTATCTGAATCTTTAGCGTAATACGAATAATTTAATGGGTTACCATTTAAATCTTCGACTACTAAACTTATAGGTCTAACGCATTTTAGATACATGAAATTATTTCTGCCTGTATCAAGCTCGACTCTTAGTCTGTCAGAGAACCCTTTAATCGTAATTGTTTCTCCATCTGCTTGTGCCCTCGTAACATTAATAATGTCAAAGCCATGCAAGTTTGGACTAGTATCAAAGTTATCAAAAGTCAGTGGTGGAAATGGCGAATTATAACTCTGAAATCCACCTTTTTTAAATTTAAAGATTCCGACATTCCATCCACTCTTTGTGAAAATCCTAGACTCCAAAGTTTCACCATCAAAAGTTAAATCGTAAATATTTATTTTAGCATCACTCGTAGAATTAGAGGACTCAATCCTAAACTGAGATGTGTTTGTGTTAGATAATCCTTGGACTGCAAGGTTGTAAAAGATCCCACTATTGACTGTGACTGTTGCCCCATTTGCAGTTCGCAAAGTTGCAGTAGTACGAATTATTCCACCATTCCATAAAAATGTAGAAGAGCCTCCAAACGAAATTCCAAAGAAACGATACATCTGACCAGTCAAATTCTCATTTGGTAAATCAATGCCCACTCCGACTGAGTATTTATCTTTCCCATTTGCAGTAGTTTTCACACCTAGATTCAGTGTGCCTGTTACTGTGAGTGGATGTCCACTGCCTGCGTTTATCGCTTGCTTCATCAATTGCAAGGTCTCATAGGCAGGATCAATGCTTAGTGTTCCTTTAACCTCTAGGAAATGAGTGGAAGCAATTGTATAAGTAGTGTGATTTCCACGAATTGTAGTAGTTACTCCTGTCACTCCATTTAACCCACTAAGATCGGTGTCAGTCCCTGTTTGCGTAATCTTGTTACTTACTTCAGAAAAACTCATGCATACTCCTTTGTGATTGATGAGACATTACCGTCCCCATCATAAGTTATTGTCTTCGTAAGAGTAGTAACATTAGAGCCGTCTTTTTCTACTATACTAGTCAAACTGCCATTCGTGTAAGTTAGAACCTTAGAGCCGATTTTTGAATTCTTTGCGGGACTACTCCAAATTGTAGAACTTACTAGGATGCCGTCTGTGTTAAAAGTAGTTTCGGCATGGCTGTCGGCAGGGGTAAGAGCTTTTAGCTCTTGCCCAACCTTAACGCCAATCTGTTCGAGGATAGAAGCCACATCTTATGCCTTACCTAGAGAAACGCCTGCTACAAAGTGAGAAAAATCCCCAAGTGAAATGTTGTTTATTTTAATTTTACCGCCTGATGGTACTAAAACTTCTTCGGCATCTACACTACCTACATCAAGAGATGCATCGGAAGATCCTTTTACTAATTGAAACTCTCCGTTTGTGTCATTCCAAAGTACTTGGGCTTTATCTTCACCATCTCCTCGGTTAACCTGAATACCACCTGTCTGTGCGGATTCAGACCCGTCGGATTTTAAATTTACTTCGATGATGTTATCCTCAACAACAACGGTCTGAGTATTTAAAGTTGTAGTTGTACCTGTAACAGTTAAGTCTCCGATCTCAGCTCTTGTTGCCTTAAGGTCGTCGAATACATTAATTCCCTTTTTATAATTGTTTAACGAAACTTTAGTAACATAGGCCTGACTTGATGTACCACCCAAACTAACAAGCGACTGCTGTAGGTTTACAATAGAGCTAGAGTTAATAGAGACTCGCTCATCTAAATTTCCTAAAGAAACTTGAGTAGCATAAGTGCTGTCGCTTGTAGATCTGAAGCTTTTAAGCTCTTCGCCTACTTTTTTACCGATTTTTCCTAAAATATTTGTTGGGTCTGACATAGTAGTAATTATTTAAACAGTTCGTAGTTAAGAATGAAATCGGTTTCATTTCCGTACTCTTCTCTGAGTGCGTCAATTCCGCTCGATTCCATGTATGATAGTTTGCTCCATTCGTTGAAGCCGTCCCCTAATTTAATTTTATGGTTCGTAATGTCCATACACAGCTCACCTTGATGGGGGACAGGATCGTTTTCGAGCCATCGAGCCTCGGAATCGCGACGAATTCTTAAAGAAACACTCATGAATCATCGCACGGCTGACTTCCGGAGTCGCCACCGTCTAATACATAGCAAGTGGTCGTATTCGAATTTTCCGAAAAATCCGTTTTTGTAGTATAATAGCTAAGTAACCGATCTATGTAAGATTTAACCGGTTCAGTAGCGGGGGTGTTTGGATTTATATCGGGAGCGGGTGGCCCTGTTAATACTTTAATTGGGTTAGCCATTATACTGGGTCAACTTTTGTAAAAAGATTATTACTCGTTTTTACAGGTGTTATTTTAGTAAACAATGTGTTACCCGCCTTCATAGGCTTGGGTTTTTTTCCCGTACCAGTAACGGGGGCGGGGTTGGTAACATTGGATGAAACTATAGGTATGGTTTTTTTGTTATTCACGCTTTTCTTTTAACCTTAAACATTTCGGGGTTATGCTTTTTAAGATTCTTCGATTCTATTTTGATGACCGTCTCCGCGAGAGCCATCGGTGATAAGTTTTCCAACGCATTAACGACGGCCTTGAGAGCAATTGTTTCCTCGGGACTTGTTTCGCGGTCAAGCATCCTGGAGAGGTATCTTCCTCTTTCGGTCTGAAACCGTTTTTCAAGATGCCCAAAAGCCTCATCCGTTGTAAGCCTCTTAACATCGGAAAGTTTATCAAATAGAACGATGTCGCTCATTAAGCTACAGATTGAGCTCTATTGGTCTTAGAAATAACGCCGGTAAGTACGGCATACCCTTTCCCTAATGGGTGGATGTAGCTTCCGAAGTTAGCCCCAAGTTGGCGCTTAACTACTTCTAAAGAAGCTCCTTTTTTACGATTGTTAATTCTATTTTGCTTGAAAGCATTGGGTGTTTTTGAGTGTGTATATTTATTAGCCATGATAGTTATCCTGTTTGTTGTTGATATTGATTTTCGCCCTGAGGGTTGCTGTTACCCATTCCTTCGACTTGTGCGTCTACTTGATCCCCAGCTTCGGGCGCCTGACCACCACCTCCACCTGTACCTTGAGCATCTGCCATTAACTTCATAATCTCGGCTTCGCTTTTAGGATCTGGCGGTGCGGCTTGCGGTAAAAGTTCTTCCGTATTTTCATAACCGAGAGCGTCTAAAATGCGTTTAAACATTGGGCGGCTGAATGGTCTGATTTCCTGTGGGTGTTGAAGAAATCTTTCTTGAACTTGAAGGGCGAGATTGGCTTTCTCGATAGCCCTCTGACCTTGGTCTTGAGAAAGAATTACTTTACAATTCATCTCTAAGTCAGCAATTCTTTCGGGAGTCATTTCTGCAAAAGCTGTGGTGTCACCCTCCATGTACTCATAAACTTCAGCCTCATCCATGGTGGCCATGGATACTTTAATTAACTTGCCAAGGTGTTCCTCGAACCCTCTTACAATTCTACGCATCCAACGACGACCTATTTTAGAAGCTTCATTTAAAGTAGCCTCAACTCCCGTAGCCGTATTAGCGGGCGACAGAGCTTGGTAGTCACCCTGAGCCATGTTAGAGACACCGAGCCAAAGTTGAACCATTCCGAATACAAAATCTATTAATTCCTGAGTCTTATTATCTAGATTAGGTAATGCTGAGAATGAAAGAAAATCATCCATACTGTACTGATCTTTAAGCTGAAATAGCTTACCAGCATGAAGCTCAACATCTTCGGGTTCGTCTTCGACAGCCTGCGGGTTTACGCCGATAATCGGGTTAGCGGCGAGTTCGTTTCTGTAACTCTCGCTATTAAACTGCTTATCGATGTACTCCTGGTATGTTGCAATTTTCTCAGGCAAACTCGGCCCCCACCAACGGTTTTTCATCTTACCGATAGCAACCGTTACATAAGGAGGTTTGTTGTCGGGTGTGAGCTTAGCGGTGTATTCATAGTATAATGCTTTTTTAAGTTCAGTATCTATAAATACACAAAAATCTTGAGGTTCACCTGTGCCTAATATATCCCGTGAAACCCAGCACTCAACGATTGGTACAATTGGTAGTTTTTCCTTATCCCAATTTCTTTTATCTAAGGATTCTTTGTTCTTTTCCGATTCAGTTCTCGGGTTTGAATCTTTCTTAACCGATTCGGCGTAATCGGCATAGCTGTACCATTCTCTTTCTAAGAATACTTCGCGGCACCAATTTAAATCTTTATCGTAAAGCTCCGCTATAAAATCAGCGTATTCTAAATGCTCAACTTTGCTTGGAGCTAAAAACCTATCCGAATCAACAACCACCGACCGAGGACCTTTGTACTTTATCTGCTGAGTCGGTACTCCTTCGGGAAATGGCATGAATTCATGCTTACCCGGCGTGACAACGAACGATGGGTCAGCTTCTAAGCGGGACTCTGTTTCGCCGGTTTCGGGGTTAACTTCGGGGAACATTGGTGAGTCACCCTCAATAACTGGCCCGTGGTCTAAAATATCTACAAAACCTTGCTCCTCGTGGTCAAACAACGCGCTACGCTCCATGTCGTACCATGTAGATTTCCGTTCTTCGTAAACGGATTTAAATATAGCGGCTCTCTGAATAAAAATATGAAGGAAACTTTCTTCCAACCTTTCTCGGATACGACCTTTATCTTCCAATTTCCAGTGGAAATATCGATTGAAGTCTTCGGCGGCATCTACATCAGCAAGACCTTGCGGTTTGAATTCAAAATAGGGGCTGGTACCTGTTATTTCATCTTCCGCTCTAGCTAAAAAGTGGTCGACCACTAAGCTGGTTAAAGGTACGGAGACATTAGATTGAGAAAATATACCGTCTAAGGAATCCCTATCTTGTCTGCTATTTTGATAAGTAGTCCAAGATAAAGCATCTCTTTTTATACGCTCTGAATTATCCTCCTTAAGACTTTCTACTCGGTCTAAGGCGTATTCTACAAGTTTACCTTCTTGCTCTTCGTTTAGTATTAGATTTGTATTCTTCACGCTATAAAATGTTATACATCAATTCCCATCTTTCTTGCTTTTAACAGAATTTTACGCCTAGTAGCCACCCGTTGCTTTTCCAACTCAGCTACCTTAGCATTTTTCTGGTTTGCTGACAAGGCGCTGTCAGCTTCAATTGACTTTATTTTTCTTAAAATAGCTTTTCTCGAAGTGCTGGCGGCTTCAATAGCGGGTCTTATTGCTAATAATTGTTTATTATTTTTTACAGCATCTTTAACACCCTTATCTAGCTTACCTTCTTTTAGCTTTTTAACATATTCATACGCTTGGTTAGCACGGTCTTGTAAGTTGTAGAAACTTTTACTTACCCTGTAGTCGGAGTAGCCTTCTCTGAAGAACCTACGACTAACTGGGATTTCTTTAAAATTCGCATCAAAATCACCGTCAATACCGGCGGATATACCAGACAATACCCTAGATAAAGCTGCGGCTGGTCCACCGCCGTACCCTTCAAACAAATGCTCTAGATCACTTCCTGAAAGACCCCATGTTATATCTTCTTCTGGGTTAACTACGATATCGGATCCAAAAAGTCTTTTTAATGAACCAGGTGTAACCTCGTCCCCGCCGAGTATACCGTTAACCCATTTAGCCATTTTAACAAAACCGGCTTTTGTGTTTTTGTTATTCATGAAGGCTTCGGGTACTTTAGCTCCTCCGAAGTCTTGTTGTTTTCTGGATATAGGTGCTCCGTAAAATGTTTCATTGTCCGATACCTGAGCCAAGGGTGCAAATATACCGGGTGTAAGTGTTTCACCTACGGGGTTTACTTGACCATAGAGATTCTTAAGAAAAGACTGGCCGTTTGACATTAAACCAGCACCACCCATATCGTCGTCCATGTGATTAGCGGCGACACTTGCGGCTCTCTGCCCCATTGCCCAAAATAAATTCCAGCCCCATGCTATCGGTATATTGAAATTGTAATCGGTTCCTGGGAAAAAACCCATGATGTTTCCATCGGTAGAAAAATTACCTACTTCATCGTATTTATTACCACCGTCTTTACCGTCTTCACCTTCATCGCGCATCGTTAGCATTCTTTGGAGCATACTCCACATAAACGAAACGAACATAATTGAACCGGCTATTTTAAAGGCATCCTTCGGACTTCTTGTAACCATTGATTTTAAGAATCTGAGGTTACCTTGAACACCCGCGTTAAAGAAAAGAACGAGAGCTCCGATTGAAGAACTTAAAGTACCTTTACGGTTAAAGTCTACGGATATATTCCTACCCGCCATAACCGCTTGCTGGATGGAAAACCCACTTTTTATAAGCTCTTTAGCAACCGCAAGTCTTACCGAATTTTCTACAGCGGTGTTTGCATGCTCTATAAACTTTACAAATTTATTTTCTAAAAGTTTTGTATTTATGCTGTCACCTTTTAAGGCTTGGTTGATACTTTTCATGACCTCCGTTACACGCTCTGGTTTGGTAAAAGAAGTTCGCATCCCGTGTGCTTCGAAGAATCTAAACCAGGATTCGTAATCGTCATCTTTAATCTTGCGAGCCTGCTCAGCTGTAACGGCAGCCCATTTCTCGGTTGCAGTTTTCTGAGTTCCTTCGTCTAAGCTTTTTTCTACATTGTATATAGATTTAACGATTCTGCCCAACTTAACGGGGTTGGCTATCTGGGATCTTAATTTACCCGAGATCACTCTTTTCTGATCCTCAGTAATGTTAAGCATCGCATTCATCGCATCCCTAACTTGGTTGGCAAGAATGAAGTCAGGGTTAAACGAGGTATACATCTGAGCCAAGAACCTGGTAGGTGTATTTACTAAATTAAACAACGGGTTTTGCGGTATAAAATTACGGTTATCTAACTCACTAATTACACGAGCACCCGCTTTGTTGTTTTTAAATTTAACAAACTCGAGTTTACCTTCGTTCTTGGTGAAAAATAGAGTAGAGTCATTCTGGTTCAATGGAATCTCTCCAAGCCTCATGACCAGTCTTTTGCGACCTTCGACAATTCTTTCAATCACCTTCGAGCCGGTGACCGTTGGCATACGACCATCGGGATGCTCTTCAAGTACATCGAAAATTGAATCGAACTCTTTAAAGATTACATCTCTTTTTACTTTGTCGTTAAACAGTCTTTTTAAATTATTAGCTTCTAAAATTCTGTTAAAATTCTCACTCCATTCTGGGTTAGTCTGATCTTGTTTCTCAACCATTTCGAGATACAACTCATACCACTCCCTTACACGCTGTCCTGGTTTTACTTTTGCACCTTTCATGACGGCTTGATCATGTGCAAGAAATGCATGTGCTAAAGTAGGTCTTGGGTCTGGCTCATCGACACCGACACGACGACCTTTTGTGTATTCGGAAACTCTGCTATCCTTACTTGCATTCCAACCAGTACCGCCAGTTCCACTTTTCCTTGTTCCCAGTAAATCTTCTACTGTTTCGGAATCTTCATAGTGATTTGGGTTTTCCTGGAAACCTCTCATTGGTGCGTAGGCGTAACCATCTGGTAATCCTTCGTCTTGTTTTCTTTGGTACTCCCATGCTTCATAAGTCCCGGAGTTCGGGAGACCAGTGTCGGGGTCTAAGGTTCCGTCAAAATGTTTATTTATAATTCTTGAATAGCCCTCTCTGGAAGGAT